AGGAATTTAACTGGAACAACTGTAATAAAGGTATTTAATGATGAGTTTAAGACCGCAAGTTTTCAGTCCCTTACAGTGGAGGATATCACTGGTATTGGTCGTATTAAACCTGTTGCTGCTAGGCATTTTGCTGAGCAGTCTGACTTAATTCAGAACTTAACTAATCTAACTAACTCAGGGCTCTGGCCTACTATTCAACCACATTTCTCTGGAGTTAAGATAGCTAAGATAGTTGAGAATATATTTAATTTAGAAGATTACGAAGTTGTTCTGCCTTATGTAGGATTATCTGAACAGGCAGAAGGACAGAAGCTTGCCAGTGCTCTGCAAGAACAAGCTCACATGGCTCAAGGTACAGCTTCAGGAATTAATGGAGATTATGATTTATCTGCTGCAGGGCAACAATCTCCACAAGTACCTATTACACAAGGACAGTAAATGTTTACAATATGGACCAAACATCTTAAAGACCAAGAAGATAAAGTAAGGTTCGAAAGGAGTGTCAGAGACTCTAAATGGATTTTAGATCATCTAATGACCATCATAGATGAGAAGAATAGAAGCTTAAGTGCTGCTGAAATATACACTACAGTTTACGATAACCCTAATTGGCAATTCAAACAGGCAGATTGTAATGGATACAAGCGATGCTTAAGAGATATGAAATCGTTAATTAACTTAGACCATAAGGAAACAGATGACAGACAACCTACTGGCAGACCAAACGCCAACTGAACCTAAAGATTTCTTCGCTGAATTAGTTGGCGAAGGTAAGAAGTTCAAGGACCAACAAGAACTTGCCAAAGGAAAATACTTTGCAGACCAGACAGTGGAAGTGCTGCAAAGAGAGAATGAAGAACTTCGTCAATCCTATAAACAGGCCAGAGACGAAAATATAAGCAAGGCTAAACTAGAAGATTTGATAGACCAATTCTCAAATCAAAAGCTACCCACTAGCAATAATAACCCAGAAGCCAGTGTAGTTAATCAGCCTACGATAGATGCTAAACAGATTGAATCATTAGTCTCCAACAAGGTTCAAGAGATTGAACGTTCTAGGAAAGAGAATGAAAACTACAATCAAGTAGTATCTAGATTACAAGAACGATTTGGTGAAAAATACAAAGATGTTCTTAAACAACAAACAGATCAAATTGGATTAACCTCGGAAGAGATTACTGCTCTTGCAAAGAGATCTCCAGCAGCGTTCTACAGAACCTTTGGTTTAGATCAACAGCAGCATGAAGGCTTCCAAGCTCCTCCCCGTTCTAGTCAGCGAAATGACAACTTCGCGCCCACTGGCGCTCCTAAGCGCACTTGGATGTACTATCAAGAACTAAGGAAGAAAGATCCTGATTTTATCTTTAACAAACAACTGCAAGTTCAGATGTTAAAGGATGCTGTCGAATTAGGCCCAGCCTTTAGAGATGGTGATTATTACGTGAAGAATTTGCATGAAGAATAATTCTAACTAGGAGATTAATTATGGCTGGCTTTATGGATGCCAATACCAATTATCTCATTAGGACTAATATTTGGTCTCGTACGATCAAGCAATTACTCCTGGATGAGTTAAACGCCATGAAGTTTGTCCGAATTATCTCTGATTTCCCTGATGGGTATACAATCAATATTCCTTCTATCGGTGAAGCCAAACAGGCTGACTTCGTTGAAGGACAGGCGATTAAGTATGACTCGATGGATACTGGTAACTTTACCTTTAGCTTCGATTCGTATAAGTACTCAGCAAATGCGATTTCAGAGAAGTTCAAGAGAGATAGCTACTACTCGCAAGATGTTATTGCTGCATTCGTTCCACGTCAACACCGTGTGTTGATGGAAGGTGTGGAGACAAGCATCCTTGCTAAGGCTAACTCTGGACAGACCGTGTCGAATTTGAATACCATCAATAACGCCGCTCACCGTTTCGTCGGTTCAGGGACTGCTAACTCAGCAGTCGCTCTGGCCGTTAGTGACTTAGCCCGTGCTCAGAATTCTCTGATCAAAGCGAACGTTCCTCAAAGAAACCTGATCGGTATTATTGATCCGTCTGTTGCATATACCTTACAGACGCAGACTAACCTTGTTAACTTCATTTCCCCCAACCAGCGTTGGCAGAGTGTTGTCTCTGACAGTGCAATCACTGGCTTTAAGTTCGTTATGAATGTGTTTGGTTTCGACCTCTACATTTCTAACTATCTTCCCAGTGTTGGCTCCGAAACGGTTAACAGTGTTGCTGTGACTAACGGTGTTGCTAACTACTTCTTCTCTGCAGCTCCTGGCGATACCATGCCTTGGGTTGGTGCCTTTAGGCAGATGCCTACTGTGTATTCGGAGTTCAACAAAGACCTCCAACAGGAAGAATACCTGACCATTACCGAATATGGCTTTAAGCTGTATCGTCCGGAGAACTTGGTCACCATTCTAACTAGCACATCAGTTGTGACGTAAGGAGGTGCATTAATGTCTACTGGAAATTGGTTAAATAATGATAACTTATACTTAGAGTTTGGTACTACTAAGGCTGTCGTTGAACCGGCTGGTGAGTTTAAGCAGTATGGAGACAACCGTGTTGTCGAAGTTCTGATTGATCTTACTACGCTTACTTCTACTGCTGCCATTCAATCGAATACGTTATTCTTCCCTTCGGGAACATCTAATATATTCATTGAAAAGGTTCAGATGGTCACGGAAGTGGCTGCTGCATCTGGTACTAGCTTTAGCGTTGGTCTGATACAAGACGACAGGTCTACAATTCCTACAAACTACAGCACTGCATTTATTAATGCAGAAGTGCTTGCTAACTGTGATGCTTTAGGTGAAGCAATCACCTATACCGCAGGTACTACGCATGCAGGTGGTTTGATCGGAAGTGCTCCTTCGGCTACTACAGGTCCTGGATACTACATCACTGCTCTTTCTTCGGGTACGTTTACCCTTGGTAAAGTCCGTGTTCGTATCTTCTACCATGGTATTGGAACGATCTCACAGTAAATAATTGAGGGGCTTCGGCCCCTCTTTATCTAAAGGAATATAAATGGTTGATCTTTCAAAGGTTGTTGATCTGGGCGGAAACACGCTTCTAATCAGCGATGTACAGCTTGTGACTGGTCCAGGACAATCTTCTGGAACATCACTAGGCTCTCTTACAGGCAATGTTACTGTCCCAGCGGGCAGGACTGTTGACCTGGATTCTGCTCCTGCTACGCTAACATCTAATGCTGTTACACTTACTAAGTATGCTGGAGTTATTACTTCAGAAGCTCTTACCACGGCAGCAGGTTCAAGCCAAGCTTTTGTAATTACTAAGGTTGGTATTGCTGCAGGTGATCTTGCATTTGTCACGCGCGCAGGCGGGACAAATACACGACAGTCTTACGCATATAATGCAATAACTACTACAGATACTGTTACAGTTACTGTCTATAATAATGAACCTACAAATGCTCTTAATGGAACTCTAATCTTTAATCTATGGGTACTTAAGGCATAATGGCTAAATTAACTCTATCGGATGTCTCTAATATTGGGAATCCACATAGTATATCCAATACTATTGGTGATAATAATTCTCTTATTGAGGCAGCGGTAGAAAATACTCTATCTAGAGACGGCACAAGTCCTAATCAGATGAGTGCCGACCTAGATATGAATTCAAATAGTATCCTTAATCTCCCTGCGCCTACGCATGATACAGAACCGATCAGATTGATTGACGCAAACAATGGGATATCTATAGATGTTGGAGTAACAGGAGTTCTAGATGATTTATCTGATGTCATTATTGCTTCTCCTTCTCTTAATCAAGTTCTTGAATACGATGGAACGCATTGGACTAATCAAACATTAACTGGAAGTGTTCTGGGATCAGCTCCAGATAGCGCAGATTATATAGTTAAAACTGCGAATGCAGGTTTGTCTGCAGAACGTGTAGCTACTGATAATACTTCAGTTACCTGGGACTTTGGGACTTCAGGACAAGCTAAATTATCTAGAGCTGCTTTAACTGGAGATATAACTGCTTCTTCTAATAGCAATGCAACAACAATAGCTAATGCTGCTGTCACGTATGCAAAGATGCAAGGTATATCTGCTGGAAGCACACTTCTAGGAAGAGGCTCTTCTGGATCAGGTTCTCCTCAGGAGATTACTTTAGGCAGTAATTTATCTATGACTGGGACCACTCTATCTGCTTCTACTTCGAGTAGTCAACCTTTAGACTCAGATCTAACTGCTTTAGCTAATAATTCTATAGCAGGTTTATGGACTGTAACAGGTTCTGGAACAGGTTCTGCTAGAACTATTACTGGAACATCAAATTCTGTTACGGTTACTAATGGAGATGGTGTTTCCGGAAATCCTACTTTAGCAGTATCTTCTACTTATGCTGGTGGTACCAGTATAGCTACGCTAGGTACAATTACTGCAGGTGTTTGGAACGGCACTGCTGTGCCAGTTGCAAATGGAGGTACAGGTGCTACTACAGCTTCAGGAGCTAGAACTAATCTAGGTCTTGTAATAGGGACAGATGTTCAAGCTTTTGATGCGCAATTATCTAGTTTAGTTAGACAGAACTCTCAAAGTGCTGCTTATACTACAGTCTTAACAGACGGTGGTAAACATATATACCATCCTTCTGCAGATACCACAGCGAGAACATGGACTATAGATAGTAATGCTAATGTCGCTTATCCGATAGGTACTGCAATTACATTTGTTAATGATACTTCAGGCGGCGTAATTACAATAGCTATTACTTCAGATACTTTGGTTTTGGCAGGTACCGGTTCTACTGGAAGTAGATCTTTAGCTGCCAGTGGAATAGCTACTGCTCTTAAAGTTACATCTACTAGATGGATTATATCTGGAACAGGTTTAACTTAATGGCATCAGTTACTCAACAGTTATTACTTGCAGTAGGAAGTAGTAGTCCTACAACTCCTTTAGATGGCTTAGCCAATCTTACTGGAGCTTGGTCCTTTGGACGTAAGTTATTATCTAGTTACAGTGGTCCTCTCGCAGATTTAATAGTAACAACTACTTTATACAATCAACAAGGAACTGCTAATAGAGATTTTTCTCAATCCGCAACAAGGATGCCAACTTTATCTACGGCAGGTCCTAATAGTCGTGGATGCGGAGATTTCGATGGATCTAATGATTGTTTACAAGGTGGTACTGCTACACAAATAACTAATCTTATGAGTAATTCTGTTGGTTATGTAATTATATCAGGAATCTTTGATACATTAACTTTAGATGATAATACAAACAAAGATAGAAACCATCGTATCTTTTTAGATGGAGGAGACTTCATAGGTATGATGGGAAGGCTTGGCGGTATTCTTTATGGATATAATTGGGATGGCAATGGAGATTTCGCTACGGCTGGGTCAGGTTCTATCGTAGCAGGAACTCCTTATGTATTAGAATGGTTTCATACAGGTGGTAATGTAGGCTTAAGTATTAATGGAGCTGCAGACATCACTACTGCTTCTGGAAATACTTCTACAGTAACTGGTGTATTGTTCTTAGGAGGTTTAACCTCTGGAACAGGAGCATTCGATGGTAAGATATTTGAATGTGCTACATTCTCTGCCGTACCCAATTCAACAATAAGAGGAAATTTAGTGACTGACTTACGGAACTGGATTGGAGCTTAAATGGCTAAACTAACTCTATCTAATGTAACAAATCTATCGAACCCGCACAGTTCTACTTTAACTATTAATAATAACAGTGATGCAATTGAAATTGCATTAGAGAATACTTTGTCCAGGGACGGTACTGGACCCAATCAAATGGGTGCAGATCTTGACATGGACTCTAACAATATTCTTAATCTTCCTGTTCCTGTAGCAGATACTAATCCAGTTAGATTATTAGAACTTAATGATGCTGTCTCTACACTTAATGCTACTATTAATAATCTTGAATTAAGTGGAGGGGGTGTGAGCCAGCTATCACATCTTACTGATGTAACTTTATCTTCTCCAGGAAATACACAACTTCTAGAATTTAATGGAAGTAAATGGGTTAATCAAGCTGTTGAAAATCTTGCAGGAAATGTTCCGGCTCCTGTTATTAATACACAGAAGATATTAGATAGATTTCCTCAGAATGCTTTGAATCTTAAGGATTTCTATCCTCTTGTAGGAGATGGTTCAACAGATAATCTTTCTGCTCTTACTTCATTTTCATATACAGATAGTTTCCCTAAGAGAATAAATGTTGGTGCAGGAACATTAAAATCTGTAACAATATCTATTGCTTCTCCTGCCGTTATAACTTGTACTGCACATAATCTTAGAGTTAATGATGCAATAGTATTTTCTACTACAGGTTCTTTACCAACAGGTATTACTGCAGGAACTGTTTATTATGTTCTTACTGCAGGTATAACATTAGATACTTTTAGAATTAGTACTAAGAATGCTTTTACGGAAGCATTTGATGGTGAAGGTACGGCTGTAATTACAACTGGTTCTCAAAGTGGTGTTCATTCCATTACTACTAGAGGTGTAGAATGGCAGAATTATCTAATACCTCCTGGACATTATTATACTTCACAAAATGTTAACTTATGTGGGAATGGTAGACGACAACGTTTTTCAGGATATGGAGCTGCATTTAATGCTGTAGCATTTGGAAGTTTTGGACTTTCTACAAGTTTTACTTGGACGGACAGAGGAACTGTTCAAGCCTATATTAATAGTACTGTTCCCGGAGTTTCAACAGTTACCCTAACAACTCTTGCGGACGCTTCTAAATTTTATGTAGGATGTTGGGTTTGTCTAATGGCTCTTGATTTACAACAGAGCTTTGGGACCCAATCATCAACCCCTAATAATACGCATTATTTTGAATTTAATAAAATAACTGCAATTAATGCGGGAACAGGTGTAGTTACTCTTCAATATCCGCTTAAGAATTCATATAAATCTACATATCCTGAATTTTGGGACGGTTCTTCTGGAACAGGATTTACTAGAGAATCTGGTGGAGGTAAAGCAACTATGTTTTATCTTAATCCAGATTGGGATGCAGAACGAGAGATATATGGGATTAGATATACCAGTTCAGTTGGAGCAGGTCTTTCAGGATCAATACGTCGAATAAAATTCGTAGATTGTGTCTTTGATGCTGATGGAGCTATTCCCTCTGTTAATCAATCCTTTATTGCTGAGAACTGTGTATGGGGGGCAGAAGATCCTAATTTACGTATTGAAGTAGATAAACTTGTAGAAGAAGCTAGATTTATTAATTGTACCGCTACTAATCTTGTTGTTCAAAGTGCAGGTGTTAATAATTTAACAGTTGATGGCGGAAGATATGATTCTATGCAAGGAACTGCTAGAAATACTACAATTCGAAACTGCAATCTTAAATCAGTTACTTTAGGACCTCTAGCTTTTGGTGCGTCTGATTGTGCTACTCTTGAAAACTGTTATATAGAATCTATTGATGAAAGTCCTAGGTTAGATGCCCAATTAGCAGTTTCTGCAGCTAAATTTCAAAATTGTACATCCAACTATACATTCTCTAATGGTACTTTAAAGATACCTATGGCTTCAGCAACAGCCGCACATAGTTGGGCTGTCCCTGGTCGGAAAATGTATGTTAATGATATGAATGAAGCTCATTTAAATATGGGTTCCCCATTTATAATTACAGATGTGTATCAAAGTGCATCTGACTTTTGTATGGACACTACATTATCTGCATTACCTGTTGGTAATAGCACGAATGCAACAGTTACAATGACTATTGCTTCTCCGGCAGTTGTGACTTGGACTGCACATGGATTAACAGCAGGAACTCCTATTAGATTTAAGACTACGGGAACTTTGCCTACTGGAGTTTCTGCTAGTGTTCTTTATTATGTTCTTGCAACGGGATTAGCTACAGATACATTTAGATTTTCTACTTCTGTCGGAGGATCTGCAGTAAATACTACAGGTTCTCAATCTGGAACACATACCGGCGTGTCTAATCCTTTACATTTCCAGCCTCAATCAGTTGGAAGAATGAATGTAAAGAATTGCACTGGTTGTATGGATATTGTAAATATGTCTAATGCTCCTGATGGTCTACCTCCATTTTCGTACTTTAAACATACTCTTATAGGATATGTAGATACATCTTCTTCATTTTGGAATTCTCCTAAGATATATGGAAATATTTCTAATTTTAGTATTAATGTAATAAGACCTTATACAGGATCTGGAGCATTAACTCTTACATTAACTGCTAACGGATTTGACAGTTCTTTGCTTGCTTCTAATCTATCTCAAGTCATAAATCTTAAAACTGCTGGTAAACGTACTATTACAACTGCTGCAGCAACGGGGTCTCAAACAGGAGATACAATAGCTGCTTACGCAGGTTGGATTTCAGATACTTTAAATGTTGTTTATAGTTCAACTCCAAGTGAAGCATTTGACAAGATGCCTATTGTCGAAATAGAAATGCTTACAGATCAAGGTTATACCAAGTCTTCTGTAATTCTAATTGCTGGACCTAATGATGCACATGCAACATATCTTTCAGATACTACCAAAGGAATTTAATGTCTAAAATAATTCTAAATAATTTAGGTTCTGATCTATCTAATGAGACTACAACAGTAGGTTTAATTAATACAAACAATGATACACTAGAAACAGCGATAGAAAATACTCTATCTAGAGATGGTACTTCTCCCAATTCAATGGAAGCCAATCTGGACATGGGTAGTCATCGTATCTTAAATTTACCTTCTGCAGTTTCTGATCTAGAGCCTCTTCGTTTAACCGATTTAGATTTATTTAAGAATGGAAGTATTACATTTAATAATCTTCCTACTGGTGGAACTACAGGGCAACTCTTAAAGAAGAATAGTAATACTAATTATGATTTTAGTTGGGGTACCGCACCCTCTACAGTAATTACTAATACTTCTACCGGAACAGGTGCTGTAAGTAGAACGCTTCAATCTAAGTTACAGGAAACAGTTTCTGTTAGAGACTTTGGTGCGGCAGGGGATTCTGTTACAGATGATTATTTAGCAATCCAAGCTTGTATTGATTATCTTGTATCAACAGGTAACGGAGGTGTAGTCTTCTTTCCTACAGGAGTTTATGTAACCAAGACTCAATTGGTTATTGACACTTCTAATGTCTCAATTACGTTAAAAGGAACTACCATGCAATCTTCTGTAATTCAAGCAGACTCTAGTTTAAATACTAGAATGATCTACATGAATGGTGGGAGACATGCTATTGAACACCTGACTATCTTTGGTCCTGGTGTTAACGGTGCTCTAGCGGGCGGTACAGGAATAAACCCCGGTTCTGTAAGCAGCACTGCTAATGCAATTGAATTTGGAACTACTGCTGTAGATTGTAGAGTATCTCATTGTTATATTGCAGGTGGATACAACTGTGTAAGAGTTAAAGGAGCAGATATTCTTCTTACAGATTGTTCTATTACTTATGCTTTAGGTGATTCTATTGTCCGTACAACAGGTTCTGCTACATGGATGAAACGTTGTAAGTGCGATCAACCTTATCCAATAAGTACTCCTGCTTTCCCGCAAACATTTGCTGCTTGGTCTGCTGCTACGGGGTATAGTGCAGGTGATATAGTTTCTACTGCAGGTTTCTATATTCAATGTGTACATTCTGGAACTTCGGGAGGTTCTGCTCCTACTGTTAGACCCTATGGAACAGTCTTTCCAGATGGAGTTGGTTTATTAACTTGGTCATTAGTTTCAAAGACTAATGCTTGTAGTTTTCTGATGGATACAGGTGCTTCTGAAGCACATGTTAATCAATGTGATTTTACAGGATGTTGGAACGGTTCTTGCATTTCAATGCAGAATAATCTGGCAGGTACTGCTCCGTTCTTATTTGTTGTAACTGATTGTGTGATTAGTCAATCCTATGGTAGTTGTGTAGATATGATTGCAGGACATGGTTTGATGATGTCCTGTAATGAAATATCTGGAGGTATTAGTGCAGGTACATCTGCAATAGCACTTAGGAGTGCTTTTACTGGAGATGCTCAGTTTGTAAATAATAATATCTTTGCAGGCGGGACAGGCATTTATGTAGGTTCCGGTGCACAATATGTTATTAATGGGAATGTCATTGGAGGTTTTACTAATGCAATTCAATTTGACACCAATGTAACAGATTTTAATATTATCGGAAATACATTAGGTAATTCTATCCAAGCAGGTGCAAATACTAATGGCATAGTTATCTCTGCCGGCACTAGTAACTATTACAGCATATCTAATAATAATTATCATGGTAATACTACTCCTATAACCGATGGGGGGACAGGTACTACTAAATTCATTACATATAATGATGGTACTTTGAAAGCAGGTAGTGTTGGATATACTACTGGCCAAGGTGGGGCAGTAACACAAGCAACTAATAAATCTACTGGTGTAACTCTGGATAAGAGAACCGGTACAATTACAATGAACAATGCTTCTCTAGCAACTAATACTAAAGTTGCATTTACATTAACAAACAGTTTCATAGCCGCTACAGATATTGTATTGGTTAGTATTAAATCTGGTGCTACAGCTAATTCTTACTCTGTTGGAGTAGATAGTGTAGGAACAGGAAGTTGTAGTATCTCTCTATGGAATACCACAGGCGGATCATTAGGTGAAGCCGTAGTTCTTTCATTTGTAATTATAAAAGGAGTAGCAGCTTGAAGACCAGTTCAAAAGGACTTGCTTTCATCGAAAAGGAAGAAGGAGTAATTCTTCAATCCTATGATGATTTCAATGATAAAAAGGTTAATGAAGGGGATGTAATTAAAGGTACTTTAACAATAGGTACTGGACATACATCTGCCGCAGGTCCTCCTAAAGTTTATGCAGGACAAAAGATTACTAGACTAGAAGCCGATAAGATCCTTGCAGATGATCTCAGTAAAGTAGAACAGCAAGTAAACAACTTAGTAAAGGTTCCGATTACGCAGAATCAATTCGATGCTCTTGTCAGCTTTCAGTTTAATACAGGGGGTCTGGGAAGAAGCTCAGCACTTAGACTCCTAAATCAAAAGGATTATAGAGGTGCTGCTGATGCTCTGTTACAATGGAGCAAAGGTAACAATAATCCAACTCTTCTATTACCTAGACGTAAAAGGGAGAGGGAGATGTTCCTGGCAGGAGGGAGTATGTCTCCTACAATCAATTCTACGGTTGCACCTGTAATCACTGGTGCGTTAATCGCAGGAGGGGTAGGGGTAGGTACCTCTCAATATCCGGAATACCTCTGGCCTATGGTTGGGGCTATTATATTGGTTGTATTAGTAACAGGTTATGTAATTTACAGAAGGAAAACAAATGTTTAATTTCGATCCAGTTCATGTAACTATCTTCTTAGTTTTGTTATCTGCAGTAGTCGGCGTTTATGCCGGTAGCCGTGGGGTAACAGGTATTAAGCATGATGTTGCAGTTGTTAAAGAAGATATTAAAGCTATAAAGGAAAAGTTTAGTGGTAAGGACACTCCGCCGACACCGCCTACGGCTATGGCTTAGGTTTCAAAGATATGTCGCACGGCAGGCACCTGGCTGGAAGACTCGGACCACAACGGCTCTCGGGGCTCTTGGGAGTCTCGCTGGCTTAGCTCAAGGATATATCAGCGGTTTACCTTTAGATAGATTTATTAGTGCAGAGCATGTGGTTATTGTAACTGCGGTTCTATTTACCCTTTCATATTGGTTTAGAAGTTTAACAGATCAGAGAGTAGGTAATTGATTATGGATGGAGGAATGACTGCTTTCATTGTTATTGGTGGAATTGTATTAGTAGCTATTTTATTAATTTGTCTTGCGGATATGCCATATGACCATAAGTAATTATAATGCTTAGTATTATATTAGGGTTTGTAACAGGTTTAGCAGGACCAATATCTAATATAGCAGGTAAGATTGTAGATCTTAAGTCTGCTAAGCTTATTGCTTCCAATGATCTTGAAAAGAAACAAATAGATGCTCAGATAGAAGAAGCACACGATCGTAAAGCAATTCTTATTGCGGAAGCAGGCGATAGACTTGCTACGATGATGAATGTAGGTGTTCGTACTGCTATTGGAGGCAGCGTAGCTGCTTTATTAGGCAAGATCTTTGTCTGGGATAAAGTAGTAGGTTCTTTATACCATTGTACAGATTGCTTCAGAACAGATCCTTTAGATACTAATTTATGGTGGGTAGTCTTTGCAGTAATTGGTTTTTACTTTGCATATGACATAGCAGCGAGATTAAAGAAATAATATGGCTATTGAACAAAC